GATCAAAGCGCCATTAGCAGTGATATTTGCATTTGTCCATGAGCTGTTAGCAAAAGACATAAATGCTACGTTACCTGTACTTGTCGGGCTTGTGCTAACTGACAAAGTGTTTCCACCAGCAGTGTAGTTTGAGGCAGAACTAGTCACTTCACCAACCGTTGTATACGCTGCAGTTGCATTGCTTAACGTTGCAGAGCTTGTATACAAAGCCAGTTTATATGTTGTGCTTGCACCAGATACTAGATTTTGCTGACCGCTAAGGATTTGAACCTTAAACGAGTCTGCCATTCCTTGGGTAATTGCCATTTTATACTCCTAAAAATTTGGTTAATTTTACTACAGTTTGTTGTACTGCAGACTAGTCTGCCCCTGACGATATGCGTCATTTCTTTCAAGACCATCGCCAAGGCGCTTGAGTTGACCTAATGCTTCATTGTATTTAGTGTTATACGCTAAAAGCATATCTGTTTCACCTTTCATGTAGGTGTAAGCCTCTACTAAAGCACCATACAAAAGTGCGGGGCTGTAGTTATCACCAAGCCATGAGGTTCCCTGATCTACGATAGACTCTGGGTAATAGAAGTAATGTAGTTCTGCTGTGTAGGCATTATCTGGCGTTGGCCCTAAGATAAAAGAAAGCTCATTAGGGTCATTTAAACGAGAACCAAATAATGCGTAATAACGGGGTAGCCCCGTATCTGCTGGGTTGGGATAAGCTTGACGAATAAAGTTAACGTCTTTATTTAACAAATACTCATAAGCTCCGTCTGCTTGAATAACCGCCAATGAGTAGGTAGATAAGTAGTCATTAGGGCACGCCAAGTACTTATTTGCCGCAGTAATCGTACCAGTAACGTTTCTTCGTAAAGACGGAATCTGTACTGAATTGTATATACGATCTTCTGCCTGTTTAATAAAAGTATTAATCTGTGAGGTTACATTAACCGCACTTGTATTACTAGTACCAGAAACAGTTACAAACGTATCAGGAAACTGGTTCTCTGTATACGTCTGAATTTGCGCAAACAACTCGGTATAGTTCATTAGGGTTTACCCTTAAGCCATTGGCCCACGAGCCATAACACCTTTAGTTGCTGCGCCAGTGCCACGGATCTTAATACCAGAAGTCTTTACTTCATCGTTCTGTTTTTTAAACGTGTTACCTACGGTCATCTTTATTTCGTCAACGCCATTGCCTTTTGCAGTTACTGCCGCTTCAGCTTCTTTAGGACCTACTTTTGCCCCACTCATTGTGTGTGGCTTTGCGTAAGCGCTAGCTGGTTTGTTGTTAATAGCCATGATTACCCCTGATTTTTAGAGCGTGCTTCGTTACGACCAAATGACTTCATTGCTTCATTAGTAACAGTCTTAGCGCTTTTAGAACCCTTGCCGCTTTGAATGCCAACTGATGGACCAGAGTCCCCTAAATTTTTGCCTTTGGTTTTACCTTGTTTGGTAACTCCATCTGCTCCACTTTTAAATCCCATAGTAAACTCCTTAAGTTATGCCTACCGTTACTGTACCAACTAGCCCAGATCCAATCAAGGTATTTGGTGTTAATCCATCATCAAATCCCATTCCAACAGGGTTCCACCCCCACTGAATCATCCTACTACCCATCGTTGGGTCACCAAAACCATCTTCAGTTGATCCTGCATTCTGATTTAACTGCAACCCAGTATAACCACCTTGATAGTATGAATTATCAGGTCTTGGGTCTCTTAACGCTTGCGGATCTTCTACAGGGTACATACCTAACTGCAACTGTGGCTGATCCGGATCCCAACATTGCGGACAAACTCTAATCTTATACGGCTTAGTCTTAACAATCTCCGTCTTTAAGTCTTTAAGCTTATAGCGAAAGTTGCACCTATCACATTGTGCAATAGCCCATTTACCAGAAGCAAATCTATTAGACACCCATTAGTCCTAAGTTATAAACATTTTACGTGGAACAAAACGAATCGGAGCTTTCTCACGATCTTCGTCAGAAGCTAACTGCCATGTCTCGTCATACTGTTGTTTCAAAATTGGTAACCGTGCTTCTGCGCCTTGAACTTTAATTGCCAAGTAATAGGCTAAACCAGCTACAAGAGCTGGCAACATACGAAACGGAATATCCATTGTACTTGTACCAGTGCCAGCATTATGGACGCGACGTAAACGCCAGTACACAAACGTGTAATACGGGCTAGCAAGCGTTCCTTGATCTGGGGTAGGCCAAACTACAATCTTAGGCGCATCTACGCCTGTAGTAGCGTTTGTGCCGTTAGGACCGGGTGCTGTATAAGTAGCGCCAGACTGACGGTTAATCCACACTTGAATCGGGCGTGCTTGAGTAAGTTTGTTTGGGATGGTTGCGTAGGTATCAACAGAGATACGGCTAATAGTTAAGTCGGACTGATTATTCTGAACACCCGCATTAGTACGAATCACGTGCTCAATCAAGTCAACTGTATCAACAGGCAAGTCATAAGTACTTGTGCCTTGAACAAGCGGAATCTCACCCTGCTCAATAGTCCACATGTTAATACCACGATTAGCCCAGTCAGCAAAAAGCAAATTGAGGGAGCGCCGCGCAGTACGGAGATCATAGCCCGTACGAAGCTCAGAGCCACAACGCTCAAACGCTTCCTCAATTATCTCAGAGAGATCAAGATTAAAATCCGCAGCGGATACGACAGCCATTATTTAGCTTTCTTTCTAGTTGTTTTTTTGGCAACAGTTGTTGCTTTCTTTACAACAGGTTTACGCTTTGCCCTAGCTTTAGGTTTCTCGCACTCACACGGGCGTGGGTTAAAGTCTTCCGACACAGCAGGAAAAGGCCAAGCCTCTAGCTTTTGATCTAGCGTTAGCTTTGGCTTAATCTTTAGCCAGTTTAAAAAACGATCAATTAGTTTCACTTTGTAACCTTTCGATACGGCTTTACTTTTTCTTTAATGTTTTTTGGTTGTGCTACAAACTGCTTACCTGCTGCTTTTCCTGCACGTTTTGCTCGTGTTGTTGCTGCATACTCTTGTGGACTTAGCGCTGCTATTGCTTTCTTAGGTAAATACCGCTCACCTGTTTCTGATGATTTTTTACCTGACTTGGTTGTCCATTTCTGATCTCCCCAAGCCTTTAAGCTTTGTTGCGGTTTTGCTAACCCACTCATTTATACCCACCACCAGCAGCTTTATATTTCTTAGCTACTAACTGCGCCTTACGCGCCGACCACTGACCTGCGCCAGTACCATGTGTTGCAGCAGATTTAACTTGAGAAACAATACGTTTACGCATTTCAGGTTTGGTGTAATTACCGGCAGCATTAACTTTGCCGCCTTCGGCATACAACTCTACGTCTTGGGGCTTATCCTTACGGTGAATAATTTTTTTGCCCGGCATTTTGCTTGGCATTACTGCGCCCATTCCGCGAGAAGCTCTCATACCATACGTCCTTTAGTGTGCCCTTTAGTAATACAACCATCAGCACGGGTTACGCCGCCTTTAGAAAAACCCATAACACCTTTGACTTTTTCTACACCAGACTTGATCTTTTGCTTAAACTTTTCGTCGTTAGTTTCCATCTCTTTTTGAGCGGTTTGCTGTTCTTTCTCGTAATTGGCGTAGCCTTTCTGAGTCTTAGCAGTTTCTTTATCGTTGACGATTTTACCTTCTTCGTCTTGCTGTAATGGTTTAGCCATGATTTAGCAAGCCCCGCCGCCAGCCATAGTAATCATCTTACCTTTTGTATGGCCTTTCATAACGCAGCCGTCAGCACGGGTTACGCCGCCTTTAGCCATTTTATGCATTGATTTCTCATGCGCCTTAACTTCTTGTTTAGCCACTTTTTTCATCATTGGCATATCTTGTTTAATATCATCATGTTTCATAGTTAGCAAGCCTTTCCGCCTTTATTCATTTTAACCATCTTGCCTTTGGTTTTACCCTTAGACTCGACACCACCACCTTTAACCATCTTCTTAACTGGCTTTTTACCAGCAGCTTCTTTTTTCTTTGCAATCATTTCCATAAACGGATTTGGTTTTTTCATAGTGCCACCTTCTTTAAAAGTTTTGCCTTTATCGGCTTTGTTAAAATCTTTACCCACTGACTGCGGTACTCCTACCTTTTTAGCAAATGCAGGATTATGCGCAATAGCTGCCATAAAGTTATGTTGTTTTTTGCTAGTACTAGGCATTATTTACTACCCCAGTGTCCAGCAATAAAACCAGCTACACCAGTTAAAACACTTACAAAACCACCAATAGCCATCAAAGTTTTCCAACCACCTTTAGCTTCAGACAACGTTTTGTTAATTGCTTGGATGGCAAGTTTAATTTCTTGCATTTCCTTGACCATCTTATCCATGTCTTCCTGCAAGTGTTGTATATCATTAGCGTGAGTAGCTAGTTCTCTAGCAGTGGTTATTGGATCAATTACGCTCATTTTAGCATTTCCATCTTTTTAAGCTAGCTGCCTTACG